ATCACCACCCGTTCGGCTCCGGTCTTCTCATCCGTCACTGTGCGCGTGATCACCTCCGCCGCGTCAAAACGCCCCTGGGCCAGGGCCTGTCTCACCGTCACGTCCCCGGCCAGCAAATGCTGCGTGTAGAGGATGTCACTCTCCACTTGCTCGCTCACAAACGCCTGTAAATAAGCCGTCATCTGCTCGCCGTCCATCAGCGTGTAAGAAGGGGCGTCCTCTTCCTCTCCCTCTCTGGAGACGGAAGCATCCTCCCGCGGCGCTTTCGTGCTGCGCGCTGGAGCATACACCCGGAACATCCCCTCCTGTTCCGCCGGCTCCACCCGCGGCACCATGCCGGCATCCTCGGCAGCCCGCCACGCGTCCAGCTCCCTCAAAGACTCAATGCGTTCCCCGGAAAGGCGTTCTCCGGCAGCCGCGCTCGCCCGCTCCAGGGAAGCCTGCGGATCCTCCATCCAGGAATCATGCAAATTGGCAAGGGCCTTATTCAAAAAACCTTCGGCGGTCTTTTCCTCCCTGGCCTCCAGATACCCCTGGGCCGTGCCTCCCAACGCTTCATAATTCTTCAGGGAAAGCCTGAACTCCCTGGCGGCCCGGCTCAACTGGGAATAATTCAATCCGGACAATCCAAAACTGAACGCCAGCAGGGCAAGCCCCTGTTCCCCGGAAGTCATCTGGGAAAGCTCACTGGCGTATTGATCCCATGTCTGCTTGCCGCGCTCATCATCCAGCAGGGGATTGATGGCCGATCTCATTAAATAGCCGGCCGTGGGTTCCAAAATGCCTTCTTCCACCGTCCCGGCCACCCCTTGCAGCGCATACTGGGCCGCCGGACTGCCGGAAACCTGCGCCCTCACTCCGGCCCCCTTCTTGGTTCGGAGCAGCTTTCGGACTCCCTTGTAAAGAGGCGTTGCCCTGAACAACCCGTGAAACCCGATCATTTCCTCCGCCGCGTCCGCCGCCCCGAACCAGAAAGCGCGCTTCTCAATCTCGTCCACGTCCAGCCCCAGCATGTACCCTTCTTCACGCCGCCTTTGCATGGACGTATTCAGGCCAATGAGCGGTCCGGCGTAAGGAAGAAACCAGGGCGCCGTGTCCCCCGTCATGCTGCCCAGGTGGTAGCCCACCTTGCTTAAAGAGGAAGCCTCGTCGCTGGAAAAGTAATCATCTTCCCCTCCCTCAAGAGCGGTAGTCAGGGCGGAAAAAATCCTGCTGCGCTTTTGCTGCAATTCGCGGCGCTCCTGCTCATGGACTCCTGCCAACTCAAAAGCTTCCGCGTCGGACAGTCCCATCTGCCGGGCCTTGGCAACGGATACCTGTAAAGCCGCCGCTTTCATTCGGGCATCCTCATGGGAACGCATATTCTGCAACGCCCTTTCCAGGGAACGCTTCGTCTTCACCCCAGCCACCTTGCCGGTCATGAACAAGCCGGAAGCCATCTTAGCGTTCTGAATCGGCTGACCTGCCACGGCCATCACCCATGGATTGGAATTCTCCATCACCTCCTGGTATGCCTCATCCGCCCTCTTTTCCGCGTCGCCCATGCCCAGCCGGTCATGGGCCGTGCTCCTGGATCTGTTTCTCAACAAATTGCAAAGCATCATCAAGGCATCGTCATCATTCCCGATGATGCCAAACAAATCATCGGCAATGTCATCATGATACAGCCTGGAATCCTGCTCAAACGCTTCCATGAGGCGTACTCCGCGCCTGGCCTTCTCCATGCTCGCCACACTCACCCCGGCATGAAACAACGCCATTCGCTCATCGGCGGAAAGAGAATCCTGCTCTCCGCTCACGTAGCGGCTCACCACTCCATTAAGATCGCTGATCCTGCGTTCACGCTCCACGCGCTGGCGGTCTTCCCTCTCCACAATATCCTTGCCGCGTTCCGCAAAGTCCTTCCACACCTGTTCCGGGGAGACAATGCCCTTGCCCCACAAATCATGAGTATTCTTGTAAATCTGAAATCCAACATCTCTATCTCCATCTCCCAGAACTTCTTCCAACCACATACCCAGCATATAGGAACGATCTTCCTCATTAGCTGATTCAAGGCGGGAAACAGCATCTTCGCCCCAACGTTCAGCAATACGCTTCAACGCTTCCTGATCGTTTCTGCCTGCGCGCAGCAGGTTCATGACCATGTTCTGCCGGTCGCGCGCCTGTTCTCGTTTCCGTTCCTCCACACCCTTCATCAACATGGCCCCCTGGCGGCGCACGGAATCCATATCCCCCAACTGGGGATTGAAGGATTCGGAACCTTCTTCCTCCGCCGCTTCGGCATCCAGGGAAACCCCGGCTTCAAGACCGGCGCGTTCTTCCAGCCCATTCAATCCGCCGTCGTCAAACATCTGGACATCCTGCCGCCATTCGTCAACCAGCTTTGGAGAATCCGCCTTTGCCTGTTCCTGCGCCGGCGTCATCTCCGGCAGGTGAAATCCGGCGGCAGCCTCGCCCTCCGGCAGCGACAGGGAGGAAAAAGAAAGATCCAGAGGCATATCCGCAGCGTCGGCCCCGTCAAAGGAAAAATTGTCGTTCATAGTGAAAAATATTTATAATATGTTCAATGTTAAAATGATTTGTAATACTTGCTTACGCCGTTGACCCAATGCTTATTCAATCCGCGCGGATCATTCCCGGCTCCTGCCGGAGCGTACTTCCCGCCAATGGCGGCAATCGTCGTCAACCCCTGGTCCAGATAATGCTTCCTCAACAGGCGGGCGGCGTAATTAATGCTCTCTTCCACGGAGGAAAAAGCGCGCGGGCCGCCTCCATTCGGGCTGATTCCCATGGCGTTATTCTTGCGCAGGAAAGCGGCGCTCGTTCCCTTGCCGGTCTCGTGCATGGCAATAGCCATCAACAGCTTCGGATCCACGCCATACTTCCTTCCCGCATCATAAAAAGCCTGGCTGTACTGTCCCAGCCCCCCCAGCTTGGCGGCAGGCACCCTGGACTCTCCGGCATTCTGCTTCCAATCCTGGCTTCCCGGATATTCTCTCTTGAAAAACTCCCTCATTTCCGGGCTGGCAGGGGAAATCGTCACATTCGTATCCATCTTGGAAGAAAACGTCATCCGCAGCTTGCTGGCGCCGGACAGGGTAAGCTGGGGGGAACTCCCCCTGGTGTAGCCCACCACGGGCAGGGGCTTCCCGCGTCGGGAAGAAGAGGAAGAAGGAACCAGGGCGGCCAGTCCGGAAACGTCGTCGCCAAACCGCTGCCTCATGCTCTCCGGCAGAAGAATGCCGGCGGGCGCGTTCGTATTCACGGTATCTACGGAAACCATGGCAGGGAACGTAACCGGCTTGCGCAACATATCCTTCCGGCGCAGCGTCTGCTTCTCCCCTTCACTCAATAATTTGGGGCCAGCATTAAGCCGTTCGTCGTCCCCCCTCTTCCAGATGATAGACACTTCTTCCTGCTCCCGGTCTATCAGAGCACCCCGTTTGGGAATGATTAAATCCCTACGTCCTGTTACTTCTCTTAAAATTGTTTGGAACTTTTCTTCCTGAATAATTGAAGAAGGTTCCTTACCGTTGTTCATGCTCTTGTACCCTTCGTACCACACCTCAAACGCATCACGTACGTCGCCTTCGGTTTTGGCGGCAAGATTCTTTTGCAGATTCTCGAGCTTCTCCTTTTTATACTCTTGCATCCATTCTTCCTTGCCCTTGGCTTTCATACCGGCCCCAAGAGCGGAATCCAGATACAGTCCATAGGCTCCCGCCGCTTCACTGTGCAGCGTGCCTATAGCCTGATTGTAATCCGCTTGCCGATACAGCGGCATTTCAGCAATTTCCCGCATTCGCTCGGACACCTTTAATACGGGATATTCGTTTTTTCTCCCCGCCCACTTATCCATGCGGTTCAAAATGTCTTTCTGGAACTCGGCTGACTTCGCGTAACGCTTGCACAGAAGGATCACATTTTCCTTCTTGCCCGCCAAATCCGACCCTTCTTCTCCAGCCCTCACCATATCCGCAACCCGGTAAATGAAAGAATCAATCTGCGGAGCGCAGGCGCTGTAATCCCCGTCGCGCTCATAAACCGCATGAAACCCCAATTCTTCCTGATAGACGGGACCGGACAGCAAAGCATTCGTCACAGCCTGCCTGTCATTCTTTGACTTAGGACGGGAAGCCGTCTGCTCGACTACCTCCGTAAGCCTGTTGTCGTCCTGGCGCCGCAGGGAACGCATCATCTCATCCTGTTCGGCGGCGGAAAAATACCCGTCCAGCTCCCCGCGGTTAATCATCTCGGCGGCAAGATCCGGGTTAGTCGCGGCCAGGTTCTTAAAATGATGGAGGGCAGACGTCTTATCCACCTTCAACCTCATTTCATCCCCACGGGCGCGCGTAATCTGTCCCGCCTCAACGGCCCGGTCAATCACACGGTGAACGCCGGGCCAATCCTCCTGCTCTACCGCCAAATCGTAATTATCCTGAAACGCCTGCTTCCGGTTCTTAGCCTCCGCGTCCAGCGTCATCAGCTCCACCCTGGAAGCCAGGGCGTCATTAGCCTGCATCAAATCACCTTCATCCCGCATGGCATTCTTCTCCAGCCAGAACGGGCGGGGAATACTGTTATTCTTCTCCTGCCACTTGATAATAAACGCATTTACTTCGTCCTCCCTCCGGTTCCCTTCGGAATCGTAAAAACTCCCTTCGGATCCCCAAGGAAGCCGGAGCCTGCTCTCAAACTCCTTCCGCATCTGCTGATCATGAACCCTGCGCTGATGCTCTGCCTGCTGGCTCGCCCCAAAATCCTTCAACTCCGCGTACTGCTCGCCAGCTCCCAAACCTGCCTGAACCGCGGCATCCAGCATCCCGCCCATCGGCTGAACGTGGGGAGTAAAACCGGGCCCCTGCATCTGCTGCTGGGGAGCCTGGGGCGTAGCCCCCTGGTACAATGGCAACTCTCTCGACATAACTCTAACAATCTTTCGTTAAACCTGTTCCGAAATCCTCATGACGGCAGAAATCCGCCACCGCCCGCTCCCTGGTACCGTACCCGTCTCCACGTCCGGCCATGCCGCGCCCCCAGCGCACCCGCTCGCACCATCCCAGGCTCAACAACACCCTGCGCAGCGCCGGAAGATGACTGCACTGAAACACCACATACAGGCAGCCCGCATCATCCGCGCACGGAACCCCGGCCAGGAAACAATCGGGAGCCGCGTGAACCACGCCGCCATGCTCCAGGCAAAACCTCACCGTGGCGGAAAAACTACCCGCCTCCCTACCTTCCAGAAAATCAAAAGCCTGTGTCACCCTATTCTTCATCAATCGCTACCCCCTCCTATACACTGCCGTTACCTTAAAACGCCACGTCCGGCGGAACGCCGGGTAGTGCGGCCTGAACCGGAACGTTGTATTCACATTGCTGACGGAACACGCAAGAAAACCGTCCCCATTCACCAGGGCATTACTGGCCGTATAAACGCTTCCGTCCGCCAGCCTGACGCCCGCCTGCGCCGGAGCCTCGCAAGTCACCGTATCCCGGTTATGACCATTCTTATGGACGGCCCCCGCAACATGCACGGCGCCGGAGGGAACCCCCCTCAACGTAAAATCAGCATGGGAACTCACCCTCTTCCGCCACTTATCCAGCTGCGCCCACAACCGCGTTCCCGGCAGCCAGGGAAGGGACCATTCACCGGAACCGCTGGAACCGGAATCCGCCGTCACCGCAAACTGGGCATCATGCCTGTCGGGAACCACGGCCTCCACCGTCACCATATCCCCGGCCCTCACATCCTGGAACAAGGGTCCTTCGTCACCAAAGCGGAAAGCCCCCATGCCGTACTCCGCCCGGTTCCAGGTTCCGTACACGGAATTGACCAGATAGGACCTCCCCCCGGCCGTCAGCTTCATATACCGGTTCCGGGAAGAAAAATTCTCCACGGCGTTCAGAGCATGCAGCCAATAGGCTTCATCCTCCGTCCCCGGAAAAAAAGACATATCCACCGCCAGGGACGCCGCCCGGTCGTCATTGGACGGCCAAATCTGGCGGCCTCCGTACATCACGCGCTTGACCGGCGTTTCCCCGATCCTGATGCCGTAAACGTAAAGCCTCTTCCTGTTGCCATGCGTCACCCTCATCACTAAACAATGTAATACTTAATCTTCGGGTTATGTTCCGCCATGCCGTTATACTCCTCCTCCGTCACCACCATATCCCCCTCCCACTGATCCGTCTTGTGGATCGCGTCTTCGTCCAGGGCCTTCAATTCGGACTTCGTCGCAAACGTGGAATCCGCGTAAGCCCTCGTTACATACTGCTTCAACGCGGCATCCGCTTCCGCCTTCGTATAGACTTGGGACTTATTATAATAATGTTCATTCAAATACTCCAAAACCATGGCCGCGCCGGGAACCGCGTTCCCGCGTTCGTCCGTCATGGAAGAAGCCAGATAAACCCCGGCCATTAAACCCGCCGTGGCGCTCTCCAGCTCCAGCCCGCGTTCCTGGCTCTGCGCAAACTGGCCGGACGTCGCCAACCCCAAATAATAGGCGTCTCCAAACCACTGCGGCGTCTTGCTCATCTGGCTGTCCAGCCAATCCATGTGTTTGCTGCCCCATGCCGACGGGCTCATGTGCTGCAACGCTCCGCCATACACCAGATTATTAGCCAGCTTGTGATCCTCCGTAGCTCCAACCCCCTGCTGGTACGGAATCGGATTGCTCTGCCCGAACTGGCTGCCCAGCTTGACGACGCCCGCGCTATTCAGCCCGGCCCAATTAACCCCTGCCGTGCCGTCGTTGTTAATGCCGATGCACCACGTGCCGGGTACACTGCTGGTCGAAGGCTTCATTGCCCCATAGCGGCCATAAGCCGCAGCCTGGGCCACCATGCGCCCCTCCGCGTCAAACCCTACGGCCCCGCCATCTGCCAGCACATCCGCCGTCGCGGGCCTCACCGTGCCCGGCGTCGTGTAATCCGCACGGGGCACGCTCATCTGGCCGGAAGCGTCATTGCCCACCGGCGCCCCGTCCTGCACGGTCGTATCCGTTCCCAACCGCACCAGGCCGTAAATCTCCGCCGTCGCAATATCATTGGCTTCGCCCACACATACCCAGCTCCCGGAACCGTCGTCAGACTCAAGCCAGGCGTAAACGTCAAAATGGCGATTCTCTTCATCATCATACCAGGGGCAATAATAATAAAACCCTCCGTTGCAGGTCTCCCCGCTCCGGGGAATATGGTCTTTGTCGGGGACAATAATCCGGCGCACCCTGGCCCCGTCAACACCGTCCTTTCCGGCGGCGGCAAGCCCCGTGTCCTCATACTCGCCCGTCAGCACGTTCCAGGTGCACCAATGGCCCGCGGCATTCACATACGGGCTGTGGCCGTCCTTTCCGGCAGCGGAAACCTCCGTATCGTCCCACTCCTGCGTCTCCACATTCCAGATCATCCATGTCCCGACAGCGGAAAGCCTGGGACTCTTGCCCGGATCTCCCGTCACCTGGTAGCCGGTATTGCTCCCGCAAATCCACCACGTGTTGGTTTCCGGGTTCGGCACGATAGCGGAAGTAATGTGCCCTTCCACCTCCGCCAGTTTGGCGTCCAGCGCGTTCAGCTTGCCCAGGGCATCCTGGGCCCGCTTCACGGCATCTTCCGCCTCCTTCCGCACCTGTTCCATCTCGCCCAAAGCCTTCTGGGCCTCCCTGGAGGAATCCGCCGCGTCCTGGGCCGCTCGCTGCGCATCCGTCACCGCCCGCCATTCCAGCATGCAGTGAGCCGCCGCGTTGCCGGGAACCCTCACAGCCAGCCGGCGCACCTCCGTATCGTCCTCCACGCGGGCAAGCTCCAGATTGGTGCCCATCACGCCCAGCCGTCCATAAGCCAGCCGCAGGCGGTCTCCGCCCTCGCTGGTGGCCCGCAGCTCGTACAGATACACGCCCACATCCACCATGGGGAACACCATCATCAGCGTATTGGCGCTCTCCGCCTGGGTAATGTCCAGGGCTCGTTCCGTGCCATCCGGTGCTGTGAGGACGCCGTCAAAGGTCACGTTATCCAGCACAAGGGCATTCCCGGAATCATCCATGAAATCCAGCCTGTAAGTCGGCTGGCAGCCCGCCAGCACGGTGAAATTCTGCTCTGCTCCCAAAAAATCAAGGTTCATGCTCCATATCATGGAGAACTGGAGCACGCCCGCGCAAGTGTGACGGTGTCACATGGATGGGGAGACTAAAAAACACGCCCTGCCTCTAGGAAGAAGCAGGGCGCGGAGTAGCTTTCTTTGAATCAATTGTTGATTACCAAGTTTGAAGAATAATTGATCTATAGCACTTGCGTGTCTCCGGGTCTTGCCATTCTATTTTTCTTTGAATATGCTTCCCGGTCTCTTTGTCAATAGGGGAGCTTCCTTCATTCGCATATGTTGTATCAACAAGAAGAATGGGAGGAGTATCTTTTTTTAAAATAAGTATACATTGATTCAATCCACCGTTTTTCCCATTTTCGTAAGACGGTCCTATAACAGTAAAAGTTATGTCTTCCATTAGGAGAATAACATACAATATTTCTCATGTGAAAGTCAAGAAAAAATATTAAGTTTCTTTATAATTAAAAACTATTTATTTTAATCTCCTATTCAATAAAATATTTAACAAAAAAATGTTGGCTACCGAAATGACCGCCATTTTCTCTAAACTCACTGTTTTACCTGCGGTTTCACCAAGGGTTCCCCCTTGGCTGCCTGAATAATCGTCTGCCGGAACTCGTCATCTGTGGAAACATGAACGTTTGACTTCTCCAGCCCGTAAATCTTAGCCAGTTGCGCACGCGCGGCCAATCGGTCGCGGGAGGGAAGAGTTGCATTGCGGCTGTCCTTCAGCAGTTCTGCCGTCAGCTCCCGCTTAATCATCTCCACGCTCGCCTTGTCGGCAGCGCGCAGATCCTCCAGCAATTTGGCCACTTCCGGCTTGGTCAGCGTCTTCTTGGCATTCTTGCCCGCCGTCTCCCGGCTCGCCCCGTAAATGCGCATGTACGCCTCCACATGGTCTTCCCCTGCGGCTACGGCATGCGCCAATTCGTATTGCTTCGTATTCAGCATTTCCATCGTTCTATTTCCTTTCTGGTTGGGTTTGTATTCTCTTAAGAAACTTCTCAGTATCAGCCATCCACCCTTGCAGGGTAATGGTGCCGCTGGGCGTCAGCTTGTACATGCCCACGGGCTTTCCGTCGCGCTTTTCGACTTTCTTGGCCACCAGTCCGCAGCGCATCAGGCGGCTTAACTGCTGGCGCAGCGCCTCAACCGAACAGGGGATAACGTTAGCCAGCTCTGCCAGCGTCATGGCTCCCAGCAGCCCCAGCAGCCGCATCACGGCGCACATGGTAGGCTGGAGCGGAGGCGTCACCCCGCAAGCGGCGCAATCTCCCGCCAGCACAATCAGGTGCAGCATTTTCCTGTCGTTCAAGGGCATCATCTGCTCAAACCTCCCTGTAAGTCGTGGCGGCAGCGTCCCATTTCAGGTCAATGTAACCAATCTCCCCGAAGCGGTTCTTGCCGACGATGATTTTCGCCTCTGCCGGATCTGCGTTTTTGTCCATGACGTAAGGCCTGTAGAGCAACAATATCTGATCTGCGTCCTGTTCGATAGACCCTGAATCCCTCAAATCGGATACACGGGGAACCCCGGCTTCCTTCCCGGCGCGTTTCTCCGCTTCCCGGTTCAACTGGGCCAGCACGATCACCGGAATATTCAGTTCCTTGGCCAGAGCCTTGAGGCCGGCGGAAATCTCCGACACCTCCCGTTCCCGGGAAGACTGGCGTCCGGTGGGATTGGCAAGCTGCAGGTAATCCACGCCGATGCACCTCACGCCGTGGTCCGCAACCATGCGCCGGGCGGTCGCCTGGATCTGGTCAATCCTCAAGGCGCCCCGGTCGTCCACGAAGAAAGGCAGGCTCCTTACCTTGCGAACCGCGTTGGTGAAAGCATCCTGCTGCCACTTGGTCAGCTTGATGCCTCGGCGCAGATTGGCCGCATTGATTTTGGACATGCCAAAAAGCGTGCGTTCAAGCAACTGCTCCTTGGACATTTCCAGAGAGAACATGCCTACTGGCACCCCTTCGGCGGCCAGATTGTACAGAATGTTGGTCATGAAGGAAGTCTTCCCCACGGCCGGCCGAGCTCCGATGACCACCATAGCCGTGTTCTGTAAGCCGTCCAGCATCCTGTCCAGGGAGGGGTAGCCGGTAGGAAGCCCCTTGGTCTGTCCTGGATTCTTGATGCGAAACTCCAACCCTTCCACCACCTTCTGTGTGCCATCAGCCATGCGCGCCACTTGGGCCACTCCGTAACTTTCCCGCAAGGAGGACATCACCTTTTCGGCTTCCGCCAGCACTTCGTCTTTGCTCAGGGTTGGGTTTTGAAGATTTTCCAGCCCGGAAATGAACAGGGATTCCACATCCCGCTTCTTCTTGGCTTCCATCAGAATCTTCACGGAGGGCTCGAACTGGAAATGGTAGGCAAAGCTGGTTGAAAGCTCGACAAGCCCGGCGTGACCTCCTACGGATTCAAGCTCGCCGGCGGCTTCCAGGTGCTGGATCAGGTCGGTGATATTGACCTTTTCCGGAGTCTTGGCCAGAGTCTCAAAGGCGCTCCAGACCTTCTGATGGGCCAGAAGGACAAAATGAGCCTTCGTGAAACCTTGCTCGATCAGGGCGGCTACCTTGTCGGCGCCGTCAATGCAGTTGCCAAGAACGGTCTTTTCGGCGTTGAGTTGTGTTTCTGTAAAATGCATGATGGTTTCTTATTGAGGGTTAAATGTTTTTTCTAAATCTTGGATCGAAGGGGTCGCTTTCTCCTCCGGGTGGTTGGTTGGCAAGCTTCTGCCTTTGCTCCCTCAAAGCATCGTCCTTCGTCCAAATTGTGGCTTTGGACTTCCAGTTTCGGATGAAGTTGCCTTGCTCCACATAGTGGTCGTAAAACCTCTCTGCGGAACTTCTCAACGCATCCGGGTCCAGGGGATGGACAAAGCATTGACGCATGTGTGCCTCCACTTCCTCGACAGATTCCGGCAATGGAACCATGGGAGAAGGTCGAGAGGGTGGGGGAAAATCAAGCAAGCCGTCAGGCGCAGCTTCCTTCGTCTTCGACTCCGTCTCCGATTTCGTATACGTATTCGTATTCGACTCCGTCTCCGTATAGGCGAGCGGATGACGGTCACGTGACTGAAATATGTCTGACACATGTCCGTCATTTGACTGACAAGCGTCAGTTTTTTCTTCATCAGGGGCAGGAAACTTACTCTTCTTCGCCCTGGTCCTTTGGTCGAACTGCAAGACCTCCAGATAACGCTTCCCTTCGACACCGTACACCCTTACAAGACCCGCGGTCACACAAGCGGTGAGCCACTTTTCTATGTCCTGGTTACTGACATTGCCTATTTTGCGAGGCATTATCTTTCCGATCAGTAGAGGAGGGTCGGCGTGATACCGTCCATAGTCATCTACAGCAAGTAAAAGACGATGATAGAAGCACTCTTCCACCCAACTCAGCTTATCAACCTTGTCGGATGTCAGAAACCCTTCCCTGATGATTCTATTAGGCATGTTCTATGGTTCAATCAAACGTAGTTCATCACACCTCTTGCAGACATAATCCAGCACCGTGCCGGCGTCCTGGTGTTTGATGCAGAGCAGAAAACCCGGCTTGCCGAACTCTTCTACCCAAAACTCTATCTCCGGGCCTATGAGGTCAAAATACACGCCGTAGCGGCCTGTACGCCCCAATTCCCCCTTAATGCGGCAAAGCTCCTGAATGCAGCGGCATTCTTCCTGTTCTGGTGTTTCCATAGGAAAGCAAACTGCCTCATTTTCAACTCCAGCACGGATGCCGCGGCCTGATTGGTCAATATAAAGGTGCTTCATCGCCCCCCTCCTTTCCATGAAGTTTTGCATTAAGCCACCTTTGCGTAACCAAACCGTAAGTATCAGCACGTAAACGTTTCAGTCTCCGCATGATGGACATTATCCGGTCTCGTTCAATAAGGCCTCCCGAATGATTTTCTAGAAGCTTAACCAGATTGCTTTCTTGTAAGAAAAGACTTTCGTAAACCTTCAGAAGAACGTCTGTTTCCTGTTGAGTTATCATGCGGTCCTCCTTTCCGTGGCTTGTTCAAACTCGAACACGGCCTGCTTGCTCAACTCCACCATGGACCATACATCATGAGGGGAAACCAACAAAACTTCCCCACTGAAAAGATGCACCAGCAACCTGCTGGGGGTAGCTCCCTTCACACGGGCTCTCCTGCCGCATGTCACCAGAACACACTGTCCATAACAAAAACTGGTCCCGCAAACACGATTAAGGGTTTCAAGTTCGGTTTGAGCAACAAGCTCTTCAGCCGCCTTTTTCTCCTTCTCCCTCTTCTGCCTGGCGGCCTCGTCCCGCTTTCTGGCAGCTTCGGCCGCCTGATTGGCACGCAAAATCGCCATGGACTCGCGTTCGTCCTGCTCCTGGGTCTTCGTGAGTCCCGCCTTTTTGCGGAGCCTGTAATCTCTCCAGATTCGGCGCTTCCTCTCTCTTTCTTCAGGCGTCATGCTCGGCCCCTCCTTCCTGTTTGGGAGTGTACATGTCACCCATGCGGCGCCTGCGTTCACAGCAATCCGCCCTAGTTCCATTTTCAAAGAGACAACCCGCGCATGGGTTTTCCTCGGAAGCTTGCCGGGTTTCCCCGGCAAGATCCCTGGTATAAACCATGCGTACCAATTCCTTGAAATAGTCGCTCATTAGACAGGCTGTGTCTTCATCATGAAAATCAGCGCAAATACCCCTCAATGCCAGGTATGCCAAATACTCTTCTTCAGTAGAGCAGCCGTGTTCTTCCTTGGTCAATTCCGCGACATCCCAATAATTATCACAGAGAGGAACCATCAAAGTAACAACCTTCATTACCTGTGCCCTCCTTTCATGGAAGCAAGCGTTGCGGCAAGGGCGGGGTTTGATGTTGAGTCTTCGGCAAGGTAGAAGGACTTCTTGGCGCTTTCCAATGCGCGGTTAAGCAGAAGAGTTGCCATTTCGCAACGTGTCGCCTTCACGTAAACACTTCCTTCATCCCACTGGATAAAACCGGAATTGATAGCAGTAATCGCGGCAAGAACATCGCTGTCTTTTTCATCTATTTCCGTCAGGGCAAAAAAAGTCTTCCGCCTCTTGTCCAAAACCTTGAAAGGAATCTTCTCTTCAAACGCATTCGCTGCATTTTGCAGAAGAATGGCGGCCTCATCGAAGGCTCCCTTCACGCCATTGACAACCTCTTCCTGGTTGTCATCAAAAAAGACCAACAGGTGAAACATATCCAGAATGGCTTCGGCCGCGCCCCGGAGCATGATGGCATTCTCTCCGAAGGCTATCAAATCCTCTTCATCGTACCGCTTCTTCCTGGGAGCGGCGGGCTTCTTGTCCGTCCTGGCAGCCTTTGCCGGTTGACAGGTCTTCCCGTCTGTCGTACTTACTGGCTTGTGAGCAATGATAGGATTAGCCGTCTTGACATTATTCACAACATCCGCCCCTTTCCCGTTGCCGCGGGAGAGGGGTTCTGCGTTTACCAGTAGTGCTGTAGTTGTATTCATAGCGATCATAATCTTATTTATTATCAATTAACTATTATTATTTAATCAGGTTCAATCGACGCGCCCCGGACAGAGGCGTGAAGAAATAGTTAGTCTTCGTCGCACAAGGAGAAGCCTTCGTCATTCAATTCAAAGACGCCCAGCCAGGGAGCCTTGATAAAGGCGACGTAGAAATTGCTCTCGTCCTTGCGCCGCACCACGACAAATTCATCTTCCGGAGAAAAACGATAAGTCCTTCCACGGTTAGGCATGGTGATAATTAACTGGGAATTTAACATTACCCTGTCGCCCGTATCAAAAGGCTTTGCCTGAACAGGTTTAGATGCAGTATCAATATTGCTTGTAATCATTGTATTATGTATTTTCTAATGGTTATTGTTTCCTCATGCCGTGAGGGCGGGACGGTTTTTTCCAAGCCGTCAAAAGCTTTCATGGGAGTAGGAGACTCCGGACAAAATCCGGAATGCGGGCTCTTGCCGGCCTGCAGCTCGGCGTTATCCAGCTCCATGGCCAGCCAAAGCGATAACGCCATGAACAAGCCACTTGCAGCCGCCGCCAACATTTCCAGAAGTGTCTTCATCTGCTCACTCCTCCTTCTCCATATTCTCGGAGCAACGCCCGGCGGAACTGCTTGCCGTGCACCTTCATCTTCCCCTGCTTGCCCCAGTACAGGATCTCGATCACATGCCCCTTGTCCTTCAACTCATGGACGGTCCTCTTGATCACATCCCGGTCGGAATCGTACATCAGGGCCAAAGTCTTGCAGTCGTAAAACTCTGATTCAGGGTAGGTCATAATATTTTCATTGTTAAAGCTCGTACCAGCCGAGCAGCTTCAATTCTTCGATCAGATCTTCTTCCATAATTCAGTCGTCGTAATGTCCGTCAGGGTTGGGTCCACAGTTCTTTGCATGTGGGGATCGAGCCATTTCAGACATGGCATCATCCAAATCAGTGAGTTGTTCCCGCAACGTGGCGGCATACTCACCCGCCTGGTCCAAAGTCATCCAGCGGTCGTCTGCCCAGATAAGGCCCATTTCTTCGTCGTATTCGATAGTTGGCATATCTAATCCTCCACGTCTGCATAGGCTATATAGTCCTTCATATCCGGGCGGAGGCAGGACCCTTTACCGACAAAAGGCGTGAAGACTTCGGGAGTCGTGTCCCACAGCTTGTAGAACTTATTGGTGAGCCAAATTCTGCCCTTGGGTGTAAGATAGGGCGTTATCTTGGGTTCCTTGATGCCGCTTGTATGTGCGATTTCTCTATGAGTAATTTGGAAATATCCCCTTTCAATGCAATACTGGCTGGGCTCATTGTGATACGCGCCCACCTTGCCGAGGATTCCAAGCTCCCGGAGAAGAGCAAAAAGCCGTCTTTCCCCAATGATCATTCCTCCCTGGGTAAGTATCTTTGCGTAAGTGCCCACCTTCTTACTGCCCTTTGATACCTCTACAGATTTCCCGTAGATTACATAGGCTGCGTTCCTTTCCCGTTCGGCTTCCAGCTGCTTCAAGCGTTCCGTCTGCTTTTTGATCGTGTCTCCGGCAATTATCATGGCTCGCGCCATGATCTCTTCCGGCGTTTCTTCCGGACGGCTGACCATGTAGCCACCACTCTTGCGGATGGAAGGAAGCACTTCTTCAAAAACCCACGCCTCAAAGCGCTGTGCGGATTCCAGCTTGGAGCCGCAGATCAAACGCATCATGTCCGGTTCGTTGATGATGCGAACTTCCTGGGTGCGTCCGAGGCTGTCGAGGATGGGGTAACGTTTCGTTACCCCACGGCAATGGTCATTCATTGCCTTGGATTCATTGGCGTAACCAAGCGCTGCGCACACATCCTTGCCGACGAACCAGGGTTCTTCATTAATGGTGACCGTCCGGACGGAAAAGCCAAGATCGGCATTCTGGAACGGTACAACACCGTTCTGCGACATCAAGGCATTTTCGCCTTGCGGACTTCTGTTTATTGTGTTAGTAGTCATACGTTTTAGTTGATCGGGCTTATGCCCGTTTTGGTGGTCACCTGCTCCAACAGGTGGCCGCTTTTGTTTGGATGAACAGCATCTCCACTGGGCACATTCCATAATCTGCGGAAAATTTGTATTCAGGAGTCGGCGAGAGGCCTGTGCGGTTCCGATCTTGCTTTCAACCAAGCAAGAACTTTCGACAAACGGTACCTAGGACGTCTGCCTTTCGGATGGATCGCTGTACCGACTTCAAGTTTTGGGCATCCTTCTCGGTCCCAGCGCTGAATCGTTACAACACTGACTTTTAATGTTTCCGACAACTGCTTTCGTGTCAGGAATATCTCTGTTCTGTCCTGTTCTTTCGTGACCATGAACAAATGATTACTCTTGAAAATGAGATTAGTCAATTATTATTTTTACAAGCGCGGAAATGATATTGACAGAACAACAATGACCATGTATGAATATTGCCATGATGGAAGATGGTTCAACAAAAAACCAGCAATCAGGCATGGAAAATGGAGAAAAAAAATCGACTTTGTCTGTGCAAGACATAAAAAATACCCTGTCCATGTTCAAAAAAGACAGAAGTTGGTTGGCGACGTCGCTTAATCGCTCGATCTCAACAGTGAATGGTTGGCTTTCGGCAGGAAAACCCATACCATCCAAATGTATCAATGAAATTCAGATATTATTCAATGAAGAAAAGATCCGACAAAACAAAACAGCAAAATCCATTACTGCCTCATCGGACGAAGAGTGGGAAAGTTGGGAAAAAGAGGCTGAAAAATATTCATGGCTTTTTGACAATATTCAAGAATGGGCTAGAAGCGTATTAAATCAAGAGGTGACAAAATCACAGGAATCACTTTCTGTTAATAAAGAAAAAAATAAAACTTATGACAACCCAATTATATTTCCTATAGATTCAAGTTCTGCAGAGCTTTGGGGGGTGGTGTATGATTTTTCAAAAATAAATAGTTTGGGTGAAGGGAAATATACATTTTTAGATCCTCCTAAATCAATCACTATTATATTAAATATTGCTGCTAAGAAAAAAATAGAAAATACTATTAAAGATAACAAAACTTTTTCTTTGAAATCCGCTGAAAGAGCTCTTGATGATTATTTAACAGAAGCTGATTTTGAGAATGAGCGTAAAATGTTTATTTTTTCACCTGGAGATACACTAATGTGGTCAATTGCAGCAGCTCTGGATGGAACTAAAAGTGTAAACGAATGGGCAAATAAGATTATTGATGCAAACGTTGAGAAAAAATTACTTGAACGTATAGGTATTACTGATGAAGACGACGAAATCTCATTCTATAGATAAATCCTCTTTTTTATTTTCCGTTAGCCGTCCACGTTGGGAAACGCGGGCGGTTTTTTATTGCCATTACAGCCGTGTACAGTAGCATCCTCCCAGAAAAGCGCTCCTGTTCAGCCCTTGGCCTCCGGGTCAGGGGCTTTTTTGTTGTTCTTTGTCCAAAAAATGGATAGTGTTTCAGTATATGTGTAAATTACTCTGCTTACTTAGTCTCTGCTGTCTCTCTCTTTCAGCGTTTGCAAGTTTTGAAGAGTATTTCCAGAGAATTGAACAGGCGGAACAGTATGCCAACGAATTGAACCAGCCGTCTGGAG